CTTGAAAAAAACTCCGGGGGAGTGATTCTGAAATCGGGTTTTCTCATCCGGAAGTAAACAGGAACAAATAGAAAGGGGGTATTTGTCATGAAGAAACGCATCAAATAATGATTGAAACTTTTTGATTTACCCCTAAAGGAGTTGAAAAGTCTGTGAAGACAAAGAAGACGGTTACTAAGGAACCTGAATCGCAGGCTCCACAGTCCTTAACTTCAGAGGGAAGGGAGGCGCGGTGCATCTCCTACGCGATGGATCTGGTAGAGCAACGATTGCTCGACGGATCCGCATCATCTCAGGAGACAGTTTTCTTCCTCAAACTTGGAATAAAAGAGCGCCAATTGGAACTTCAGCGACTCCAGAACGAGATTCAGTTAACAAGCGCCAAGGCAGAACAGATTCGTTCAACAAAAGAAAGCAAGGAGCTGTATGCGGAAGCCATCAAAGCGATGTTGAGATACAGCGCCAACGGTAACAGCGATGATTAGATGCTATACAGATCTTCTACTGCTCCCTACTTTTGAGGAACGATTCGATTATCTGAAGATTGGTGGCGAAGTTGGCAAAAATACGTTCGGGTTTGACCGTTGGGTGAATCAAAGGTTTTACAAATCGGCGGAATGGAAAAAGATCCGTCGCGATGTGATCATTCGTGATGAAGGCCGCGATCTTGGAGTTGAAGGTTATGAACTTCAAAATGGAATATACGTTCATCACATGAATCCCATACTTCCAAAAGACATTTACAATGCAGAAGAGTGGATCTTGAATCCTGAATACCTCATCTGCGTTTCATTCAACACCCATCAGGCAATACACTACGGTGACAAGAATCTTTTGCCAAAGCTTATTGAGCGGAAACCAAATGATACTTGCCCGTGGAAGAGTTCATAGGCAGGCGCAAGGCCTGAAAAATTTTAATGGAAAGGAGGAACCTCAATGGGAGACGAAACAGTCCTTGATTCGTCGAGCATCCTGAACAGTGTCAAAAAGCTTTTAGGGATCGCAAGCCACGATGACGGATTCGACTACCAAATCAAGGACCTTATCAATGGTGAATTTCTATCTTTGCACCAACTTGGAATTGGGCCCGAAGAAGGTTTCTCCATCATAGGACCAGACAACACTTGGGATGAATTCACAGACAACGCAAAACTTCAAGACGCTGTCCGGCAATTCATTTATATGCGTGTTCGCCTTATTTTCGATCCGCCGGCCTCATCTACCGTGGCAGAGTCACTCAACAGCCGAATCAGTGAGCTTGAGTTTCGCCTAAATGTCCAGGCCGAGCAAGACGCAGAAGGGGGTGCAACAGATCCATGACTTACTATGCGGTTACGGATGATCCGAATGAGCTTGCACACTGGGGCGTCAAAGGAATGAAATGGGGCGTCCGCCATGACAAGCCCAGACATACAGGATCCAGAAGACCAAGAAGTGCTGCTTACAAGAAAGCACAGAGCAAATTGAGCCGCATGATGAAGAGCGGCATCAAGAAAGCCCAGGCCAGTTGGAGAGCTTATAATTCTCCGGAAGCGAAGTATGAGCGTCAGACACAGCGTGCTATGGCGCAGGCGCGTAAAGGTAAACTGAAATATGGTAAGCTTACTGATGATCAAGTTCGTCGGATTACTAGTCGGCTTGCGCTTGAAAGAGACGCACGTTCACTGTCCAATACAGAACCTACTATTTGGAGTCGCTTGAGGAAATCCGTCGGTGAAGGACTCATTTCTGGCGTTGGCCAGGGTGTTGGCCGAATGGCTTCTGAAAGAATCAGCAGAGGTTCCATACTTAAGACTGATCGACTTCGTGCTGAACAGGCGGATCAGCTTGAACAGAAGAAAGAACGCCGTCGGATCAAGAGCGCCCAGAGAGAGGCTGAACGCAAGGCTGAAAGAGAGTTCAAGCAGCAACAGCGTAAAGACGAATATGAATATGATAGAGATCGTCAGCGGCAGGAAGAAAGAGCAAGGAATGCGTATCTCTATGGAGCTAAGTATGACAACGATGGAAAGCTTCTTGGAGATAGCTACGGGAGCTACTATGAGCAGCGATACAGCAAAGGCATGAGCTTACAGAGAGAAGCAGCCAATGAACGTAAACGGGAGGAGCGTCGTGCCAGGCAGGAAGCTGCGGAACAGAAGCATGCATATGCTGCATCTGTAAAACGTCTGGAAGCTGCTCAGCGTAAACACGAACAGACCGAAGCTCAGAAGCAGGCCCGTCTTGACGCCGCTGAAAAAGAACGCCAGAGTAGAGCCAGACAGCAATGGGCTGAGGAGATTCGAAGAAAAGAATCCAGAAGCGCTGCTGAGCAGGCTTGGACAGATAGGAATACCCGATTGTATACATCTGGCAGAGTTTCTAACCCGATTCAGGCGCTAGGAAGCGGAAATTATTCAAGCAATAGTGCCCGTCGTGCAAACGATTATCGCAATACAAGTCAGCTGCGTAAGCGTAAGAGAAGAGGTCGCAACTAACGCGCCTTTCTAATACAGCCACGCCTAAATACTACGGGTTGTTTCGGGAAGCAGTCAGACGCGGAGAGATCCCTGTATGCCGGGAAATATCCATGGAGATGAACCGGATCGACGCTCTGATTGAGAACCCAGGCGTTTACTATGATCCACAGCCGGTTGAAGGATTTATCGCTTTCTGTGAAGAAGAGCTCACTTTAACAGATGGCGGAGACCTGAAACTCCTTGATTCGTTCAAGGTATGGGCTGAACAGATTTTCGGATGGTATTATTACGTAAAGCGCAGTGTACCTACTACCGGAGCTGACGGAATATCTGTCCAATATGAACAGCGGACCATTAAGAAACGCCTGACAACCAAACAGTTTCTGATCGTCGGACGAGGTGCAGCCAAATCGGTCTATGCGGCGTGTTTACAGAATTATTTCCTAAACATCGAGCCAAGCACAACAGACCAAATTGTTACAGCGCCTACGATCAGACAAGCAGAAGAAACTCTGGCTCCGATCCGTACTTCAATCACGAGATCCCGTGGGCCATTGTTTAAATTCCTTACAGAAGGTTCTCTCCAGAATACGACAGGTTCCAAGGCAGACCGCTGTAAGCTCGCATCCACAAAACTCGGCATTCAGAATTTTATTACCGGGTCTATTGTGGAAACTCGTCCCATGTCAGTTGACAAACTTCAGGGCCTTCGCTGTAAGGTCGCAACTATTGACGAATGGCTGTCCGGAGATATCCGTGAAGACGTCATTGGTGCAATCGAGCAAGGCGCATCCAAACTGGACGACTATCTGATCGTCTGTACAAGCTCTGAAGGAGTTGTCCGAAATTCTATCGGCGATACCATCAAAATGGAGCTGATGAGCATCCTGAAGGGCGAGTATTACAATCCGCATGTTTCTATCTGGTACTACCGCCTCGATGACGTCAAAGAGGTCGGAAACCCGAGCATGTGGGTTAAAGCAAATCCGAATCTAGGAAAAACTGTCACCTATGAAGCATACCAGCTGGATGTCGAAAGAGCAGAGAAAGCGCCGTCGACAAGAAATGATACGCTGGCCAAGAGATTCGGAATACCGTGCGAGGGCTTTACGTATTTCTTTACGTATAAAGAGACCCTTCCTCATCGCAAAAGAGATTTCTGGAATATGCGCTGTTCCATGGGCGTTGACCTCTCGCGAGGCGACGACTTCTGCGCTTTTACATTTCTGTTCCCGATCGGCGATGGGTCATTCGGTGTTAAGACGAGATGCTATATTACCTCGTCCACGTTTGCAAACCTGCCTTTGGCAATGCGGCAGAAATATGAAGAGTTTATCAAGGAAGGCACCCTCGTAATCATGGAGGGAACGATGCTTGATATCCTTGAGGTATATGACGAATTGCAAGCGTTTATTGATAATTCTCGATACCAGGTGGAGTCGGTTGGTTACGACCCATATTATGCGAAGGATTTTATCGAGAAATGGGAACAGAACAACGGACCGTTTGGCATTGTCAAGGTTCCGCAGGGAGCGAGAACCGAGTCCGTACCATTGGGCGAAATTAAGAAGCTGGCGGAGGATCGACTTTTGATATTTGACCAGCAAATGATGTCATTCACCATGGGTAACGCGATTACCCTGGAAGATACAAACGGTAACCGAAAATTAATGAAGAAGCGACACGAGCAAAAAATTGACTCAGTTGCGGCGCTAATGGACGCGCTTGTCGCTTACAAACTCTATCGAGATGCATTTGAATGACGGAGGTTTACAACTATGTACGAAAACACGTATATGTATGCCATTGAGCGAAGCCCTGAGTATCTCGCTCACTACGGCATCAGGGGAATGAGATGGGGCGTCCGCAAAGCTCGGGAAAGCGGAAACACCAGAGCGCTAGGCCGCCAGTATCGGAAGGCTCAGAAGAAACTGGCCAAGCTTGAGAAGCGTGCCGCCAGCGGTAGAAAATATGCTCGCCGGGCTGCTCTGCTTGGCGCTGGCGCTGCGGCGGCTGGCGGACTGGCTGCGGCTGGAACCGGCGGAGTAAGTAATGCTATGCACCAGGTTGGATCCTTTGGTTCCCGCGCTATGAGAGGGGTCGGAGCAGGCATGTCCGGTGTTGGCTCCGCGATCGCGAAGGCTGCTCCCGGGATCGGCAATCGTAAACTTCGGTCTCTCGCGATTCGGGCGGGCCATAACATCAATACCGCTGGTAAGAGCGTTGGCAATGCCGCTGCTCCTATGGGCGTTGGAGTGGCGCGTGGCGCTGAAGCGGTTTCCAAGTGGGGACACAGCAAGAGCATCAGCAACGGAATTGCTGACAGGATTAACATGGCCGGTGGTAAACACGTTGCTAACAGCTTTGTGAATGGAAACAAGCTAGAGGGTCAGCTGGGCGCGAGGACCATCACGGGTGCCGATAAGATTAAGAAATCCGGAATTACCAACAACACCATCGCCCGCGTTGGTGCCGGTGCTCTTGGTGTTGGTCTGGCTGGTGCTGCTGGGTATAACGCTTATCGTGCTGCCACGACCAAGCGGGCCGCCAGGAAGGCTGCTGAGTTCCGTAAAGAAATGAATAAGGCCTTCAAGGGCACCCAGTACGCTAATGGCGGAGGCAATCGCCAGGGCAAGAAGCGTCAGAAATAAGGCTATTTCAGCAAAGACTGAAAGAGAACGATAGGCCCATAGAGCCCGATCGCAGATCCGATTAGCGTTGACAGGAAGAGATATAACAATATATCCAGAATCAACGTTATGAAGAAGTTTGCCAAGCCGGAACGATGTTCTGTGCCTTTCTTCGGATGATTGGCTCTGTAGATAGAGTGAATTAGGATTCACAGCAAGGCCAGACAATCAATGATGCTCATGCTTATCCCTCCTATGTTATCAGAGTCTTTCGACTCGCGTGGTTCGATGCCTGCATCATATCACGTTTCTTTTCGAATTACAACAAAATGAGGTGATTGGATGCCCTCATTAGGGAAGAGGCTCCAGCATGCCTGGAATGCCTTTCGAAACAAATCGGATCCCATTGAGCGAGCATATCCGCTGACCGTCGGATACAGCAGTGCCAATCGCCCCGATCGAGTGCGACTGACACGAGGAAATGAACGGTCTATCGTAACGGCGGCATATACACGGATCGCAGTAGACGTATCAAACGTAGATATTCGTCATGTGCGTACGGATAATAAAGGCCGCCTGATCGATATTCTCAAATCAAGCCTGAATGACTGCCTTACCATTTCCGCCAACACGGATCAGACAGGGAGGCAGTTTATTCGGGATGTTGTGGTGTCTATGTTCGACGAGGGCTGTGTTGCCATCGTTCCTGTTGACACGGATGTCAACCCCAGAATGACCGGCGGGTTCGATATCCTCAGCATGCGGACTGGCAAAATCACCCAATGGAAGCCCGAAGACGTCAAGGTGCTGCTTTTCAATGAACAGCGAGGCGAAAAAGAAGAGATCTGGGTTCCTAAGAAGATGTGCGCGATCGTGGAAAACCCGTTCTACAACATCATGAACGAACCCAACTCGACCCTGCAGCGCGTTATCCGAAAACTGAACCTTATGGATTTCACGGATGAACAGAATTCCTCCGGGAAACTCGACATCATCATGCAGCTTCCATACACGATCCGGACCGAGCAGCGAATGGCTGAGGCTGAACGGAGACGCAAGAAGCTTGAGGAACAGCTGGCCGGATCAAAATACGGTGTCGCTTATGCTGACGCAACCGAAAAGATCACGCAGCTGAACCGATCCGTTGAAAATAACTTCAAGGAACAGGTCGAGTATTTTACCCGGTTCCTGTACAGCCAGCTTGGTATCCCTATGGAAGTTTTCGACGGAACCGCCGATGAAAAGATGATGCTCCGATACCAGAACGGAACTATCGAACCGATTCTTAACGCGATTTGCGATGAACTGATCCGGAAGTTTCTAACCAAGACCGCCCGTACACAGGGGCAATCCATCATGTACTTCCAGGATCATTTCAAACTGGTTCCTGCAGAGAAGATGGCAGACCTTGGCGACAAGTTCATCCGGAACGAAATCATGACGGCCAACGAAGTGCGTGCCAAGCTTGGCCTGCCGCCGGCTGATGATCCGAAGGCGGATGAACTCAGGAATCCGAACATGCCTGCCGAAGTAGATCCCGGAGCGGAAGAGGAAGAACCTGTCGATCCGGAGGAGCTGAAGGAGGCTCGCGAGACACTACTAAATGCCGGTCTGAACGAGGACGATCTCAAAGGGTTGTCCGACAACGAAATTGTTGATCTGGCTGAAGAGTATAACGATCAAAATGGGGAAGAAGAACCCGCTGAGGAAGTCCCCAAGCGCTCTTCCGCCTGATGACAGGAGGTAGCTTATGCCCAGACAAAATCGCCCGTATGATTTTGCGGGATGGGCCACCGTAAACGATGTCAAGTGCTCTGATGGACGAACGATTCGTCGGAATGCTTTTGTGGACAACGACGGAGAGACAGTCCCGCTCGTATTCCAGCATCAGCACAACGACCCGGAAAATGTCCTGGGGCACTGCCTTCTCGAGAATCGCGACGAAGGCGTTTATTGTTACGGCTGGTTCAACAGAAACCCAAAAGCACAGGCCACGAAGGAATCCCTTGGCAATGGAGATCTTGACGCGCTCAGCATTTATGCCAATCAGCTGGTGCAGCGCGGCGGAGACGTCGTCCATGGTCAGATTCGCGAAGTGAGCATTGTACTGACTGGTGCAAACAAGATGGCAAGAATCGAAAACCTGACGTTTGCGCACAGCGACGGAACCTATGACACTGATGATGAAGAAGCCCTGATCTGTATGGGCGAAGACAGTCTTGTCGAGCTTTATCACGGTGAATCTGACGAGGAGGATGAACCTATGGATTTTGAGGAAATCCTGGCTGGTATGACCGAAGAGCAGCAGGCCGCTGTCCAGGCTGCTTATGAACAGGGACAGCTCGATACCATCAATGCCATGGACGACGAAGACGACTACGAGGATAACGAGAACGATGAGGACTACGATCCCGAAGACGAATTCGACGAAGATGACGACGAAGACGATGATGAAGAACTGGATCCCGAAGATTATGAAGACGACGAAGCGTATGACTACGCTCTCGCTCAGTCCATGTTTGGAGGAAATGACATGCAGCATAACATTTTCGAAGGCGCCGCTGGCGCTCCCCAGGGCAACAACACCCTTTCCCATGCCGAAACCGAGGCGATTTTCAGCGATGCGAAGAAGAGCGGCAGCCTGCGCGACTCCGTTCTGGCCCACACTGCCGAATACGGTATTGACCAGATTGACTGGCTGTTCCCGGATTACAAAAATCTGAATAACCCTCCTGAGTTTATCAAGAGGGATACCGGGTGGGTTGCCGGTGTTATGGGCGCTGTGCATCATACTCCCTTCAGCCGGATTAAGAGTATGTTCGCGGATATTACCGAGGACGAAGCTCGTGCTCTGGGATATATGAAGGGCAACCGGAAGAAGGAAGAAGTCTTCACGCTGCTTAAGCGGACGACTGATCCTCAGACCATTTACAAGAAGCAGAAGCTGGATCGCGATGACGTGATCGATATTACTGACTTCGACGTAGTTGCCTGGATCAAGGGAGAAATGCGGATGATGCTGGATGAGGAAATCGCCCGCGCGATTCTGATCGGCGATGGCCGGAATCCCTCCAGCGATGATAAGATTTCTGACAGCCATATCCGTTCCATCTGGAAGGACGATGATCTGTTCTCCATCAAGGTGAAGGTCACTGAAGAGACCGGTGTTGCCCATGCCAAGAGCCTGATCAAGAAGATTATCAAGGCCCGGGCGCAGTATCGTGGATCCGGCAATCCGAACTTCTACACCACGGAGAGCGTGCTGACTGAAATGCTGCTGCTGGAAGACGGCATCGGACATTTCCTGTATCCCACCAAGCAGGCTCTGGCGACCGCTCTGCGCGTGAACGATATTATTACCGTTCCGGTGTTTGAGCAGGCCGGTACCCGTAGCGAGACCGTGGGCAACACCACGACCGAATATGATCTGCTGGGTATTATCGTCAACCTGAAGGATTACAACGTGGGCGCTGACAAGGGCGGCTCCGTCAATATGTTCGATGACTTCGATATCGATTACAACCAGCAGAAGTATCTGATCGAAACCCGTTGCAGTGGTGCTCTGGTGAAGCCGTTCTCTGCGCTGATTATCGAAACCGAACACACCACTCCTGCGTTCCTCGACATTGAGCCTTCTATGAAGCCGAAGCCTTGGACCAAAGCGGGTGGCTCTGTACAGCCCCAGCCGGCAAACCCTTAATTAGCGTCGCACTTGCACCGGAGAGTGTTGACGCGGAAGCATTTGGTGTTGATGCATCTGACATGCAGACCAATCTTGCAGTCAGTGGAAATGCCTTCACCGGTACACTGAAAAACATCAGTGATGGTACCGTATGGGATCCTGGAACCTGGAGTGCTGAAGAATCCACGGGACATTTCATGTTCGTAAAAGCAACCGGAGTTCCTGAAGGAGCCGTTGCTACGATCGAACTGTATAATGGTGTTCATCCCGCTGTGACTCTTGACAGTGATCTGAATGCTGTTCTGCGTATTGCAAACAAGGATACGCAGAAGCTTATTCTGACTGTCAAGTATAACAGCGTAGTTGAGACTAAGACTTATAGCCTGAAGGGCCTGACCCTGGCTACCTAAGGAGGGTATTGTATGGCCCGGTTTCATGGAGTGATCGGATTCATTCGCACCGTCGAGTATGATCCGATTAACCATCCCAGCGTATGGCGCGAGGAGTCTTCCGAAAGGGAGTATTACGGAGATGTCATGCGCAACACCCGCCGTTGGGATCAAAATGGGAATGGAACCAACGAAAACCTGGTCATTAACAACACCATCAGCATTGTTGCCGACTCGTTCGCCAATGAGAATCTCGGTGCGATGAAATATGTGAGATGGCATGGGGACCTCTGGGAAATCACGAATATTGAGATCCAGAGGCCCCGGCTCATCCTCACGATTGGAGGATTGTACAATGGCCCGGTCGCGAGTGGAACTGGACAGGATTCTGAGGACAACACTGGGGACTGACCACGTATATTATGATCCTCCGGAATCCTTCAAGCTCAAATACCCCTGTATCGTTTACAGCCTGAGCCGTCATCAGGACATGTTCGCTGACAACCGGCGATATTTCAGGACGAAACGATACACCCTGGTCTATATCACAAGAGACGCGGATGATCCGATGGTGGAAACACTTGACGATCTGGAATATTGTCACCTGAATCGGCCATATACGGCGGATGGTTTATTCCACTACGCGTACGACATTTCTTTTTGATGGAGGTAGACACATATGTCTAAAATAGTATGGCATAACGCCGGCACCCGTGAAATCGAGGCTGGTGTAAGCGAAGTCGTCCTTTTTCCGATGGCCGAAAATACCTATGGTACCGGCGTTGCCTGGAACGGCGTAACGGCGATCACTGAGAATCCCAGCGGCGCGGATGTTACGGATTTGTATGCCGATAACATCAAGTACGCTTCAATGCGTTCCGCCGAGCGTTTCGGCTTCACGATCGAGGCGTATACGTATCCGGATGAGTGGGCTGAGTGCGATGGCAGCAAGGAAGCCAAGCCCGGCGTATTTCTTGGCCAGCAGAACCGGAAAGCCTTTGGTCTTGCCTATAAGACCAACGTTGGTGACGAAGCTCACCCTGGCATGGATAAGGGCTTTAAGCTGCACCTGATCTATAATAGCACAGCTTCTCCGTCCAGCCGCGGATACACCACGATTAACGAGAATCCGGATGCGATCACTTTCAGCTGGGAAGCGAACAGCACGCCTGTCGCGGTGACCGGCCATAAGGCGACATGCGAAATCACCATCGACAGCACCAAGTTAACGACTACCGAGCAGAAGGCGGCTCTGCAGGAACTGCTGGATAACATTTATGGCCGCGATGCCGTTGAAGCGGATGCCCAGAATAATATTGATGCAGTTGACGCTATAACTCCCACGCTTCTCACTCCAGACGAAGTGCTGGCGAAGTTTGACGCGGACTGATTTATGATCTACGAAGGAGAGCACTTCTGAATTTGGAGGTGCTCTCCTTCATTTCCAACGACTATTTTTTTCCGGGACAAAGAGAAAGGAAGGAATGCTACTATGTTAAGGAAACTAATTGAATACACCGATTACAATGGAAACAAGCGCAAGGAGAACTTCTATTTCAACCTGAATAAGGCCGAGCTGATGGAGATGGAAACCGAGGTTGATGGCGGTATGCGGCAGCTGCTGACCCTGATTATGGAAAAGCAGGATATCCCGAAGATCATGGCTGCCTTCAAGAAGATCATCCTGAAAGCGTACGGCGAGAAGTCCCCGGACGGAAAGCTGTTCAACAAGAGCGACGAGCTGTCCACGGCTTTCACGCACACCGAGGCCTATAACGTCCTGTATATGGAACTGCTGAGCGATGGCAAGAAAGCCGCCGCGTTCATCAACGCTCTTATGCCGGAAGACATGCGCGGCGATTCTGCGAAGGATGTCAAGCCTGAAGACGTTTTGACGCCTGTCGAGGAGGATGGGAACGCGCACCTGCTTAGTGCCGTGAAATAAAGGACTGGAGGAAGGCTCATGCTGATTCTGGATATCCCCGAACAGGAGTATTACGACGAGGAGAACCAGGAGTTTGTCTATATTCACACTTTTAAGCTGAAGCTGGAGCACAGTCTCGTCTCTATCTCCAAATGGGAATCAAAATGGAAGAAACCTTTCCTGAAAGATGAGCAAAAGACCCCTGCTGAATTTCTGGATTATGTTCGCTGCATGACGATCAACAGCGATGTTCCGGATAATGTCTATCAGCTGATGGGGCATGAAAACCTGAAGAAGATTCAGGATTATATTATGGATCCTGCTACGGCGACCACAATCATGGATCGTCGGAAGCAGTCATCCAAGGGCCGACAGGAGACAGTCACCTCTGAACTGATTTACTATTGGATGCTAACCAATGGGATTCCATTCGAGTGTGAAAAATGGCGACTGAACCGGCTGATCACTCTGATTCGAATCTGCAATGCCAAGGGCAACCCACAGCAGATGAACAATCAGGAACTATACGCCATGAACGCGGCTCTTAACCGTTCGCGCAGAGCCGCTTCTGGCAGCAGAGGATAAGAGGAGGCGGCCTGGTATGAAGATCAATTTTGAGCATCGCGGTGGATTTACACATCTTGAGCGGTTCCTTACAAAATCTCTTCATATCAAGCCGCTGATTCCTCATATTTTGGACAAGTATGGTCGTCGCGGGGTTGAAGCGCTTCAGGAAGCCACCCCGAAAGACAGCGGCAAGACGGCTGAGAGCTGGACATATAAGGTCGAAAAGGATCAAGATGGAGAGTATCGGATCGTCTGGTCCAACAGCAACATACAGAAAAACGTAAACATTGCCCTGATCCTGCAATACGGACACGCAACACGGAACGGCGGATTTGTTAAGGGCACCGACTATATTAACCCGGCCATCGAGAGGGTATTTAACAGGATGGCGAACGAAGCATGGGAGGAGGTAACCAGGAATGGCCACGACGGTTGACGAGCGGATTGTAGCAGCGAAGTTTGACGCATCTGACTTTGAAAAAGGCGTTAACAAGACGGTCAAAAAGCTGGATGAGCTGAAAAAGAGTCTCAACATAAAAGACGAGACGAAGAACATCAGCACGCTAGCTGAGAAGACTAAGGAATCCGCTGACTCTATGAGCAAATCCCTGGGGACACTGACCGATCGGTTGACAACGTTTACCGGAATGATCAAGCAGAGAATCCTTGGAGGTCTTGCAGATCAGGTCGCCGGTGTTTTCTTCAAAATGGAACAAAGTGTTACCCGCTTCGTTCGTGGAATCAGCACAGATCAGATCAGCGCTGGCATGAGCAAATATGAACAGATGCTGACTTCAGTCCGAGTTATGATGAGCTCCGGTGAATCCGAAGATGCATCATATAAAGCGATCAAACGACTTCAGACATATTCGGATGAAACTTCATATTCGCTAAGCCAGATGACTGACGCGATGAGTAAGATGCGTGCGGCGGGTGTCAATCTTGATGATGCTGCCAAGAACGTTGAGGGTATCGCTAACGCCTGTGCTAATGCAGGTATCAATGCCACCGATGCAAGTCGGGCGTTCTTTAACCTGAGTCAGGCATATTCATCCGGCACACTGAAATATACCGATTACCGATCTCTTGAACTGCTCAACATGACAACCGCGGAATTCAAGCAGGCTATGCTGGAATCCGCCGAGGCTGCCGGAACACTTAAAAAGATCGGCGATGGTATGTGGGAAACTATCAACAAGAACGACAAAAAAGTTACAGCCGGAAAGAAAGTTACTGAAAAAAATCTTTCTGAAATGCTTCGCTATAACTTTATGAATACCAATGCGATGAACCAGTTATTTGGCAACAAGTATTGGATGGAAGTGATCGGACGCGATGAACTCGAAAAGACCAAGGCCGAGTTTAAGAAGCTTTACGGAGATAACTGGGAAACCGAGCTTGAAAAGAAGTATGGTAAGCTTGCTGTAACTGCCTATGAAGCCGCCAAGGAAGCAAGAAGCTTTACAGACGTCATAAACGCTTTGAAGGATGCTGTTTCGTCTGGATGGTCAACGACGTTCCAGCATCTGTTTGGAAAGTTGTCCGAAGCAAAAGAGTTCTTCACTGATCTTTCAAATGGCGGATTAGCTAGTGTTGTCTATAACATCGGAGAATACCGTAATTCTATCATTGAGGCTTGGGACGAAACAGACGCTCTTGGCAGAGGTTCCGGTGGAGAAGTTTTTAGACAGTCCATTATGAACATTACGGAAGCCATTGGTACACTTCTTGATACTTTCCTGCGCATTTTGCCCGGGTTTGATGTAATCAGCGATGCTGAGGATGATCAGGAAGGAAAAATTCAGGCCATTGGTGATAAGTTATTCGTTCTTACAATGCATATTCGTGATGTTACTGAGAATATTAAGAAAGCTGCTGAAGAGTTCAAAGACTTCATGACAATGAAGGTATTCGATGACGGAACCTCTCGAATAGATCGAATCAGAACCGCATTTTCGAATCTGTCATCTGTATTTACGATTGCAGGAAGAGTCATTGGCATGGTCTTTACGACTCTTCACAAGGCCTTTTACACATTATCGCCAGTTATCGACGCCGTGATTAACGCTCTCGGCAAGATCACGGAGCCTCTTGTCAATCTGCGTGATAATCAGCAGTTCTTCAGTGACATTGACAGCGGTTTGACAAATATCCTGACCATCCTGAATCCGATTGCTCAGGCGCTTGGAAAAGTTATCGACTTCCTGGCGGAAGTTGGTGCATTCTTTGTGTCTACGGCGCTGGATGGCTTTGCCATGAATCTTCAGTTCGCTGCAAATGTTCTCGGGTTTTTCATGGAGCTGATTACCGGCAATTCTGCAGAAATGGAGAAGGGCGAAGGAATTCTTGATCGGATTCGGAAGGACTTCGAAGGGATCAAAAGCGCTTGCCAGGAAGGCCTTACAGCTGTTAAGAATTTCTTCAGTGCTCTGATTGGTGATCTTAAAACACTTCTCGGACTTAACGGAGACAACAATCAAAATGGTGGAATTTTTGCTGGTTTAACAAATTTCTTCGAGACGAATGAGTTTGTTCAGAAAGCAAAAGCCTGGGTCAGTCAAGCTATTACAGATGTCGGGAACTTCATCAAAAGCATTCCTGCAAGATTAAGGCAGTTCGGTGAGAATATTTACGATACATTGTATAATCTGTTCTTTACTAAAGAGTCAAAGAAAGGCCCTGACGGTCATACCACGACTCAGGAGGTTCTGACGCCTCTCGGGCAATGGCTTGAACAGACTATTCAGAATATCAAGGAGTTCATTCTAAGTATTCCACAGCGAATCATCGACGGTGTCGGAAAGGTCACCAGCTGGATTGACGAAATTTTCAATTATTTATTTGGAAACAGAGTAGACGACAGTAGATTTGTCAATGAGAAGAATAAGAATGGCGAGTGGGTCAAAGTTCCAGCCAAACTAGGATCCCGCTTCCAGTATTTCATCGATAATATTTCACGGTCCATTCGAAAGTGGTTCGACGATCTTCCGAACAATATTAATAAGGCGCTTAAGGGCGTCGGCAACTTCTTCACAAGGCTTGTCAATGTTCTGGATGAATTCCTCTTTGGCAAGAAAGTCGGCGTTACCAAGACCGCCGTCGACAAGAATGGAAAGCTCTATACGAAATCATTTACGACAAGGTATAAAACTGGATTCAGTAAATGGTTAGATACAGTCATTCTAGAAGTAAAGAAATTCATCGTCAACATTCCTGAGTATGTCAAATCCGCGATCAAAGGCGCTGGAAACATTCTTTCAGCAATCGTTGGAGCGATCTTTGGAACAGGAAATAATGAAGAAACCACCAGCAAAGACGTTGAGGAAAAGCTTAAGAAGCCGTTCGACGGGATCAATCTTTCCAATATCATCAGCAAGATCAAAGAAATTGGTCAGACGCTTCTGAACGAGATTGCGCATATCTTTACTGGTACAGACGATATAGAGTCGAATCAGGAATGGTTTTCGAATCTTATTGCTGATGGCATTCGATGGATTCGTGACAGAGCAGAAGAAGCCCTTGCCTGGGTGACGCAGTTCTTCAGCAATCTTCCGACAACAATCGCAAATTTCTTCCGAGGGGATAATTCCGCAGATGCAGAAGCTAATCCAATTGGCTCTGCTATTATTGAGTTCGGAAAGTCCATTGGTAAATTCCTGGTTGAGGATCTTCCGACGACCGTTCTTTCGTTTGTTGACAGTGCTGTTACGGAATTCGGGAAGATTTGGAATGATTTTTATGACCGGATTACAGGAAAATCTGCTAAAGGAGATGCACAGTGGGCTGCTGACAATATTACAGATAAATTGTCGCCAGACAGCAATGATGCTGCTCCCGCGCTTTCCGGATGGCAGAAATTTGTTACGCGGCTTGGTGAAACCATTTCTAATATCTGGAAAGATTTACCAACATGGATCGCTCAGGGCATTGAGCTTGCCATCACCGGCATAAATAGTATCATCGGGAATCTTGGCAAATGGATTAAAGATATTAACACGGAGGACAAGGCCGGAGCAGCTGCCCAGGAGAAAACGGCTGAAATTGTTGAAAATGTTGCCGAGTCTTCCGAAAAGGGAGCAGACAGTGAAGAGCCCCGCCTTGTGACGGCTATCAAAGGCATCGGCGAACAGATTAAGAAACTCTTTGTCGAAATTATTCCCGGATTTATCAGTGATGCCTGGGATGGTGTTAAAGGAAAAGCGGGCGAAATATTCGAAGGCTTTTCATCCATATTCACCGGGAAAGAACCTGAATCGGAGCTTGGCAAAGCGATTGCTAACTTTGGGAACACTATTAAGACGTTTATTATCGAAACAATTCCTGCTAAGATTCGCGAAGCTTTCGACTGGATCGGCAAGCAATTTGGCGGAGAGAATAGCGAAGTCAGCGAGGTATATTCCGAAAGCGTCACCGGATGGGTTACTTATGGACAATGGAAAGCAAACGATGAACTGAAGAAGCATAGCAAGGATCAAGGAAATTGGACGTTCTTTACTGGACTAAAGGACGGTTTCCTGAATGCTCTAAAGAACATCGGCCCTGTTATCCTCGAAGGAATTGCTGCTGCGTTTGATTTCCTTAGTGATATCGGACAAATTCTGATTAATGCTTTGACCGGTAAGAAATCGATTGCAGATGCTGTAACAGAGAACTATAAAGAAGAAACTCCGGCTTTGCGAAATGCGCTTGTTAAGATCGGCGAAAGCTTGAAGAATTTCTTCCTCGACATATTACCCGAATTTATTGGTTCTGCAATTGGCACCATTGCCGGAGAGGGTGCAAAGTGGTTTGAAAAGCTGTTTAGCGGTATGACGAATGGTATGGAGCAGGCAGCCAAAGACACTGAGAAGAAAGCAGATCCCGAAAAGGCTAATGATTTTGTCGAGAGTGCAAACAATGTTCTAGCCGGAGTAACCAGTTTTATTGATCGTTTAAATGGAATAGGAAATGTTGCCGCTGCTGTTCTGATCATTTGGGGTATCGTCAAGGTTATTCAGGCTGTTGAAAACATGTTCTCAATTGCGAATGAAGCAGAGGCCGGCGCAGACTTTATGAAATGGACAGCAATTACTGTCGGTATCGCCGCTATCGCCGGAATCATGGGATATATCACAACAATCTTGGCAAGCGGGAACGAAAAAGATATTGAGCATGTTGAAAATTTGCTAGACAGACTTGGCGATTTCTTTAATAAAATTCAGGTGTTTATGGGCTCTCTTGTTTTGTTCAATGCTGTTGGATTAGCAAGAGATGTTGCAGGACTCAAAAAGGGAGCTGCTGATATGGGTAAGGGAGCAGATGGATTTTTAGGCACCCTTGCCACTATTTTTGGTGGATCTAGCGCGATGGCTGCTTCTGGTGTTCTTTTGGCAGATACAGCTGAGGTCATCAGCGATACTTTCATTCAAAATGTTAAAGATATGGGTCAAAGTCTATCTGATTTTCTTGCTCTACTCAAGCCCATTACAGATACGTTGCTCGGTATGGACTCGCAATTAGTCGATGCAACAAAAGTTTTCGGGCATGTAGAAGACTTATTTCTCGCTTATTATCGGACGATGGGAAATATTTATTCCGGAGTTTCTGAAGAGTATGCAAAGGCATATAACATCAACAGTAATGATGATCTTCAGACATTGGGTATTAAAACTGCAAACGGCACCGTCATTACGCAAGGTATAGACAGCGCGGATCTGAACATGAAGGCATATTTGTACGATATCGAACAACGCGCCAGTATGCTGCTTGTAGTCGGCGAATTCTTAAGTAAGATCTCTACTGCGGTAAAGTCGCTTCAGGGGATTGGAAATGTCAACGAAGAGCTTAAGAAGGTTACTGAGAATCTTGATATCGAAATGCTTACAAAGTTCATGACAGATTTGTTTAATGCTGTCGGTGAAGCATTTTTCCAGTCCGATACCAATCTTGTTAATTTTGAAAAGCTTGGAACTACGAATGCATTTATTGGAATGGCCAATGGTCTCGAAATATTGTCTAATGCTTTGTCTATATTTAGTACGATGATTACTGAATTAAATAACGAGAATATAACGGCTTTTGACAGTGCACTTGAAGTGTTTAGAAAGCTTTCTGTATCTTTGGGTGATGTTTCATATGATGACAGTTTCTTTACCAGGCTTGTTAAAGGCAATAACACCCTTTCCAACATTGGATCTCAGATTCGGACATTTGGCTATTATATTAAGGATTTCTACGGATATATCAAAGAAATTCCAGGATTTGAGCCGGCAATAGCCAAACAGACGGAACAGAAAATTGATTCAGTCATCACAATCACTAAAGGCATGAGTGAAGCTATGGCACAGCTCGACTCCACTATTGGCGAGCGAATGAGCTATTTCGCTTCTGAAATGCCGGCAACCGGAAAGGCTATTGCGGATTTCGTTATCAACCTAGACAAAGGACTGAACACGCTTATTTCTACAGAGCGGCTTGGAACACTTTCCGAACTGATGTCTGGTATTGGACAGCTCGGCACACTATTTGGATTATTCTCAGATTCTATGGTTCCTGGCGCTGAAATTGCCGACATGATATTCAAGTCCTTCGGCGATCCAGGTGGCAAACTTGCGGCTTCGCTGCTAGTTGTTGTTGAATCCACGGCCAATGCGTTCAAGAGCGTCGAAGCTCAGAATAAATTCGGAGAAGCTGGAACATCTATCGCAGGTTTCTTAGCTACTGGCATCAAATCTGCCTTCGATTCCGATCCAACGCTGCATCCGACGATCAAGCCGGTTCTGGATATGACGGAGGCTGCTTCACAGCTGAAGACATTCTTCGGGATGGATCAGAACGGAACGGTTGACGTCACAGCATTGCTTGACAACATCAACGCTGCCAATCCTGAGAACAAGAATCGGATCACGCCAGAGATTCTTGACCAGAAGATCAAAGAAGTTACAGGTGTTCTAAATGTTATGAATGATAATGTAAACATCAACGTAGGCAATCTGTCCAGGGCTATCGCCGCGATGAGCATCGACCGGAGTTGATCAGGCACTTGGGCAAAAAATGTGGATGAACAACAGAGGCATCGCTGTCCCTGACGGTACCCCCTGATTCATTCAAAATGGTATAAAAACTCAAGAAGGAGGAAGGAATCCTATGTACTATCGTAACGGGACATATTATACGGAGGAGCATTCGGTGTCTTTTGGCGACCTTGTTACCAGAAGCTCCGGAGGGCAGTCCTACGTGGACTTTAGCGATGCCTATAATACCTGGGATACGTGGCATCTGATTCCTTCCTCCCGTCCTTCCATCGCGCATCCGACCATCGTCACAAAGTTTGTCGAGATTCCTGGTTCCCACGGGATGCTGGACCTGACAACATATTTGACCGGCGGGATTATCTATGGTCAGCGGCAGGGTTCTCTCGATTTTCAGGTCGACAACGGACACGAAAGCTGGGAAGCCATCCGCCGGGATATCACAAGGGCTCTGCATGGCAAACGTTTAAAGATGCGCCTTATGGATGATCCTCAGTATTATTATGAGGGTCGCTTTACAGTTGGGCAGTGGACCAGCGGAGCAACTAACAGTTCCATCCAGATTACCTATCAGTTGGAACCGTTTAAGATCCGAATCAACCCGATGGGAACCACTAACCAACTTTGGGATCCGTTCAACTTCGATACGGATTATGACTGGAGCGCTGTTATGAGCACTGCCATTTCTGTCAGCGGATCCGCAAAGACTTTCGATATTTACGCCGGAGACTATGCTTTCACGCCGACGCTGATCTGGGTGTCCGGAAATATTACCGCATCATTCGGAGGCGTCACGCAGAGTTTAAGCGGAGTCGGCTCAAGAACACTCGGACCTGCTTCCAACGGGATGAACAGGCTGACAGTCAGCGGAAACGGAAGCTGCCGGATCGAGTGGCGGGAAGGAGGACTCTAATTGTATCGGGTATATATTAACCATTACAAGAGCGGAAACAGCGTTATCAACAGCGAAACGCTCATGTTTGGCGTCCCGAGTGCAACAGGAAGCTTTCCCGTCACAAAGCCGATTGCTAAGCAACAGGAAGACGCTGCTGATAGCTTTACGTTCAGTATGGAGAGTAATTCGCCGTTCTATGACGCGATGTTACCCCTCAGGACAACGATTCGCGTCGAGTATGGAGACAGCGGGGCTGACATTATATTCTGTGGACGAGTTCTGTCTGTAGCGACGTCCACTGTTTATCAGACAAAGAACATCGTTTGCGAAGGCACTTACGCATATTTCAACGACACTGTGTATGAAGGAGTTCCGG